ATCGCTGATACCGCAAACTCCACAGACGATGGTTTTCTCGTCCGTGAAGCAGCTGCAAGTGAAGTCAATCCAATCGGTGTGTTCCTCGGTGTTTCATACACTGACCCGGCAACAGGCCAGTTGACTTTTAAGCAATACTATCCCGGCGGCATCGCAGCTTCTGATATTAAAGCTGTTGTTTCTGTCAATCCATTCACTCTGTACGAAGTCCAAGCTGACGACGCAATTGCACAAACGCAATTGGGCATGACGGCTGACCTTGTTCAAACCACCGCTGGAAACACCATCACTGGTAATTCCGGTCTCCAGCTTGACGCATCTACTGCGTCTGTTGGTGGCGAGTTGTTCAAGATTATCGACTTTGTGGAACGTGTTGGTTCAACAATCGGTGACGCCAAAACTGACGTTGTCGTGATGATGAACCAGACTGAACACGCGTTCCTCGCAGACGTGATTACATAAGGGAGTTGTAAAATGGCTATCGCACGCGCGCAGCTTATGAAAGAACTCCTGCCGGGTCTGAACGCATTGTTCGGTATGGAGTATGCACGTTACCCAGAAGAGTGGCGTGCTTGTTACGAGGTCGAGAACTCAGAGCGTAGCTTTGAAGAAGAGACCAAATTGAGTGGCTTCGGAGCCGCTCCCGTCAAGGATGAAGGCGGAGCCATCACCTATGACGACGCACAAGAGGCATATACCGCACGGTATACGCACGAAACTATAGCCCTTGGCTTCTCAATAACTGAGGAAGCGACCGAAGATAATTTATATGACTCTCTTTCGGCTCGCTATACCAAGGCGCTTGCTCGCGGTTTCCAGCATACTAAGGAAGTCAAGGGCGCAGCACTCTTCAATGAGGGCTTTACCGGTCAAACCGGTGGCGACGGTGTGTCGCTGTTCAACACCTCTCACCCTCTGGTGAACGGTGGAACGAACGGTAACCGCCCGTCTGTTGCTGTTGACCTTAACGAAACCTCCCTTGAGGCTGGCATCATCGCCATCGGCAAGTGGACTGACGAGCGTGGTCTCAAGATTGCCGCCCGTCCGACCCGACTGGTTATTCCTAGTGACCTCCAGTTCGTAGCCGAGCGCCTGATGAAGTCAGAACTCTCCACCATAGCTGGCGGGACTGGTGATGGTACGTTCGCAAAGAACGATATCAATGCAATCAATTCCATGTCAGCCGTACCGGGCGGTGTGATGGTCAATCACTACCTGACGGATGTGGATGCATGGTTCCTCGGCACGGATATCCCGAACGGCTTCAAGCATTTCGTGCGGGTTCCAATGGCGACCTCCATGGAAGGTGACTTCGAAACTGGCAACGTCCGTTACAAGGGCCGTGAGCGTTACAGCTTCGGCTACTCGGACCCGCTGGCCTATTACGGCTCACCGGGTGCCTAACTCTAGTGGGGCGGGGCAACCCGCCCCCTTTTTCTTGTAGGAGGACTTTATGTCAGACATTACTGCAACCACGGTGACTGCCGACGGAGTAGCCGTAAACCACCCTGCACGGGTCAAAAGCATCTATTACGTCCGTGGCTCTAATGCAGGTTCAATCGTCCTGAAGGACGGTGGGTCAAGTGGCACTACGTTGCTTACTCTGACAACGCCGGGTGCAGGTAGCGGTGTCGACGCTGCCAACACTATGTCCATTCCTGCGGACGGTATTCGCTTTCCAACAAATGTATTTGTAGATGTAACCAACGTGACTTCTGTCACGCTGTTCCATGCCTAGAAAAAAAGAAAAGCCGATTAAGACTTCGGTCAAGTCGGGTAACTTTAGAAAGACTAAGGCTGGCGCAGGAATGACCGCCAAGGGTGTGGCTGCGTATAGGCGCGCCAACCCCGGCAGTAAACTTAAAACAGCAGTAACAGGAAATCCTGCGAAAGGCAGCAAAGATGCGAAAAGACGCAAGTCGTTCTGCGCACGAAGTGCTGGGCAGATGAAGAAGTTTCCCAAAGCTGCAAAGAACCCCAACAGTCGCCTTCGTCAGGCGCGTAAGAGATGGAAATGCTGACATGGCAGAGGCTGTAGAAGTAACGCTCGCGCGTTTAGAAGAACGTATCAAAACCATGTCGGATGAGGTGCGTCACGTTCACGAAGAGGTATCCGAACTAAAGGCCCAAGCAAACCGCTGGAAGGGCGCATTCTGGGTGATGCTTGCCGTGGGCGGTATCTTCGGGAGTGTTGCACACTTAATTGTAGGATGGATAAAATGAGTGAAAAAAATCGGCGGCGTTTCAGCGGTGTCAGGGATATGAGGACGCCAACAAAAACGAGACCAACACCCCCGCCAACAAGGCCGTCAAAAACCACACCAACACCAAAGCCAACCGAACGCCAGCGCAAGGAATATAGCAATCGCGCTGACACCTTCATCGGCAATGTTGACCAAGTCATGAACCCCGGAAAGATTTATCGCGACCCCGGCAAGGGACCAAGCGTTGGCCGTGACCGTGTCATCCCCGCAGCAAGTGAGGTCGCTCTTGGCTTTAAGCGTTTTGTTGAGAACAAGATGGACGCTGGCAAGATGAAGGACGGTGGCCCGACCAAGCGCAAGAAAAGCATTGACGGGATTGCACAACGCGGAAAAACGAGGGCGAAATAATGGCAATCGCAAGGGCGCAGATGGAAAAACAAATAACTAACCCGCCAAAGCCAAAGAAGAAAAATAAAATCACCTACATGAAGAATGGTGGTCAGTGCAAAGGCATGGGCGCGGCGACAAGGGGCGGCAACTTTACCGTCAGGTAATGGAACACGTCTTCTTGTTGCTGATATATCTAGGCACACAGGATTTACGCAAACTCGTTAGCGGCGATATGTATTTCCGCAGCGCAACAGAGTGCAATTTTTTCGCAAAAGAAATGTCTAAGCGGTTCGGGAACTACGAGTTTAGTTACCTGATGGACAGTCGTGACCGGGTCACCGCTTACTGCGTACCAAAGTTTGTCGAAGAGGGGTCTGTTAAAGTTTACTAGGTGGGAGCAAGTAGTTGAAATGATTGACCCTATTTCTGCATTTAGCATGGTCTCTGCGGCCACTGGGGCCATTTCCAGCGCCATCAAGGCGGGTAAGGATTTGTCCTCTTTAAGCGGCCCGATTTCACGCTATGCCAAGGCAGAGGCTGAACTCCAGTTCGCCGCAACGAGGAAGAAGAACAGCATCTTTTCCAAAATGTCCGGTGCCGAACAGGCTGGGATAGACGAGTTTTTCAGGAAAGAGGAACTCGACAACATGCGGAAAGAACTCCGAAGCCTGTTCAACATATACGGCAAACATGGCCAGTGGGAGCGCCTTCAGGCTGAGATAGCCAGACAGCGTGCCTTGCAAAAGCAAGAGTTGGAACGCCGCGCCAAGGTCAGAGACCAGATAATTCTGTGGACCGCCATTCCCACAATCCTCTTGGGTGGTGGTGCGCTACTGTACTTCTTTGTCATGTATTTAAAAGGACTGTAATGAAAAAGGCACCAAAGCGCCCAGCGAAGAAAACAAAATCGCGTGTAAACGAGGCGGGAAACTACACAAAGCCAGCCATGAGAAAGAGATTATTCAACCGCATTAAGGCTGGGTCAAAGGGCGGGGCCAGTGGTCAGTGGAGTGGTCGAAAAGCCCAAATGCTAGCCTCCGCTTATAAAAAAGCCGGTGGTGGATACCGCAACTAATGGGCCTGAAGAAAAGTCAAAAGTCCCTCAAAAACTGGACAAAGCAAAAGTGGAGGACAAAGAGTGGCAAGCCGTCCACGCAGGGTCCAAAAGCTACAGGGGAAAGATATCTACCGGCTAGAGCAATCAAGGCGCTTTCGTCGTCGGAGTATGCAGCGACCACGAAGGCCAAGCGGAAAGCTACTCGCGCCGGTAAACAAGTGGCCAAGCAGCCTAAAAAAATAGCCAAGAAAACTGCGCGATACAGAAAATAAATTGTCGTATCGAAGGGTAAGGAAGACCCAACTTAAACATCGAAAGACATCACCCTCTGAACAGGGTCGGCTCACAAAATTAAGGCGCATTAAAGAAGACCGGGAAGATGCTGAGTACGCGCTGGAGAATATGAGAGAATGGCTACGTCTGGAACAGCTACGTTCAATCTTGACATCAACGAAATCATAGAAGAAGCATATGAGCGCGCCGGTCTTGGGCGCGCTTTTTCTGGTGGTGACTATCGTACAGCAAGGCGTTCTCTGAACTTACTGGCACAAGACTTTGCTAACCGAGGTATTAATCTTTGGACTGTCGATACTCAGACCCTGTCTTTGACCAGTGGTACTGCAAGTTACACGCTTCCGGCAGACACTGTAAGTATACTTGACCACTCAATAAGAACTGGAACGGGAACGTATCAAAGCGACCTTACCATAACTAGGATGAGCCTTGGTGAGTATGCAGGTATCACGTCAAAAAACACGACGGGTCGACCAGTCAAAATGTACGTTGAGCGTCTGCGGGACGCTCCAAAGATTTCTCTTTGGCCGATACCGGATAACAACACTTACACATTAGTGTACTACCGCATT